GAAAAGGATGCCTCAGTTACTACTCAAAATGCTGCATTAAAATCACCCGCAAGAAACGGTTTTATATCCCCAACAATGCCAAAACCGTTAAAATATAAAAAAAAGAAAGTTGTTAAAAAAACTCATGATATTCTTCTACAAGAAGAAGGGCATTTTGATATAATTAAGGAGATGAGCAAAGATATGGAATCTGTTATTAAGCAAGACCCAGAATTGCAAATAAATAATACTTATGATATGCTTTCAGGCATGAATGAGCAAGAAAACGGCAAATTAAGTCTTTTAAAAAAGTTTGTTAGTTGGCTTGTTCCTGATGTCGCAGAAGAAAATGCTTCAACTTCAGTTGAAGTAGACGAAAACACACAGGAGGAAAATATGGACATTAATGTTCTTAAAGAGGCCTTGAGTGCTGTCGTTGATGAAAAACTGGCAAGTTTCGCTGCTTCAATTAAAGAAGAAGTAGAGGCATCTGTTCAGGAGAAGATTGACACAGTTTCAAAAGGTTTTGAAGTTCAAAATTCAGAACTTCAAGAAAAATTAAATGCAGCAGAAATTGCTTTAGCCGAGCAAACAGAAAAAGTTGCTGTAATTTCAGCAGCGGGCGCTGCAAAGAAAAGTGTAGACCCAGAGGGCGAAGAAGAAGTAGAGACTCTTTCACAGATATCCGCTCCGTCATTTTGGAAAAACACATATTTGCCACAGGAGTTAATTAATTCCTTAGGCTATCAGTCATAAGGGAGGAAATAACATATGGCAACACAAGAAGAAATTTTAGCAAAAGCTAATGAAGTAACTACATCAGTTGTCGCCGCTGGCGCCGCTGTTCCCAGTCGTGGAGGTTTGCTCTACCCAGAGCAATCAAACCGATTTTTGGACTTTGTTACAGATCAATCTGTTTTGATGAAAAACGCACGGGTTGTTCGCATGAAGAGTCCACAAATGGATATTGACAAAGTATCTATTGGCACTCGTCTTCTTCAAAAGGCAACAGAAATCACCGACGATGGTGCAAACGCAGCGGTAACTTTTTCCAAAGTTTCGCTTTCTACCGTTAAGCTCCGTCTTGATTGGAACATTTCTACAGAGTCTCTTGAGGACAACATTGAAGGTGCTTCGCTTGAAGATCACATTGCACAAATGATGGCTCGTCAAACAGCCAATGACTTGGATGACTTGTTGATCAATGGCAACACCTCAAGCAGCAATGCCCTTCTCAAGGCGCTTGATGGCTTTATTAAGCTAGCGAAGGCAAGTGGTCAAGTACAAGATTTGGCTGGTGTTAACACATCACGATCTGTATTTGATAAAGTTTTGCGCAAAATGCCAAACAAATATTTGCAACGCCGCAATGAGTTGCGTTTCTTTGCTGGACCGAATACGGTACAAGATGCTATTTATAGCCTTGGCAACCCGAACTCGGCAACCGAAGCAACGGCTGGCGCTCCATCGCCCGGTTCTACCACAGGTGATGTAGCATTCCTTCAAGGTTCAATGAGGGCTAATGGTGGTCCCGGATCAACCGGCCTTTCGCCATTTGGCATTCCACTAATTGAAGTGCCATTGACGCCTGAAGCTGAATCCGGTGACTATTCCGGTGCATCTGGCAGTCATGCTCACATTGAGCTTACATTCCCGAACAACCGTGTTGTTGGTATTCATCGAGACATTACGGTTTATCGTCAATTTAAGCCAAAGACGGACACAATTGAATATACTCAGTACATGAGGCTTGCATCTAATATTGAAAATGCTGACTCTTATGTAATTGGTAAAAACGTAAAGATCCGCACTTTGTAAAATTAATAATCAGTTATAAGCAAGCGGGGCTCGCAAGAGCCCCGCTTCTTATTTATTGTAATTATCCGTAGGAAACAAATTGATTAAAATTCAATATGATGATAAACTTATATTATGACTAGCAAAGATACATACGATATAAAAGAATTTGAACGAGAAATGGAACTTATCAATAAACCAAAGAAAAAAATAGTTAAAAAAAATGTTGAGACAAATAAAAAAGTTGAAACCGCTATCAAAGAAGAAAACAAAAAAACTATTTTAGTTTGTTATGCAACAGGAGCAAGTTACACAACTGGTTCTGGAGTTACATTTTCTCAACAAAATAGAATACAAGAAATTTCAGCCGAGGAAGGCGAGTTGCTGTTAAGAATAAGCAATTTTAGACTTCCAAATGCCGAAGAAACAGAAATGTATTATACTAATTCAGAGGTTTAATAATGCCTGGAAATTTAACAAATTATCTTGAAAATAAATTGATTGATCATTTTCTTGGTACTACTACTTATGCAAGCGCTGCTACTATTTATGTTGGGCTGTTTACATCAGCCCCTGGCGAGACCGGTGGTGGAACCGAAGTTAGTGGCGGTTCATACGCCCGTCAGTCTGCCACATTTAGTGCCGCAACAAACGGTAGCACTACAAACAATGCTAATGTGGATTATATAAATATGCCAGCTGCCAGCGTGGTGTCTATTGGTATTTTTGATGCCGCCACATCTGGAAATATGTTACTGTATGGCGCTTTAACTACCCCAAAAACAACAGATGCAGGAGATACATTAAGAATTGCATCGGGTAGTTTAACGATAAGTATTGATTAAAAATGGAGGTTGACTATGAGAAGAGAATTTAACGGCGCAGTGTTACAAACAAGATTGGCTTCTGCTATTTCTTCTGCTGCAACTTCTTTTTCTGTCGTAGACGGCTCCACCTATCCCAGCGGTGCAAACCCTTTTGTTATCGTCGTTGATCGCGGGGTCGCAACAGAAGAAAAAATTTTAATCTCCTCTAGGGCGAGCAATGTTTTGACGGTATCTCAAAGAGGATATGATGGGACTACTGCTGTAGCACATAGTTCTGGGGCTTTTGTTGACCATGTTCTTGATGCAAGCATAATACAAGATATGAACACCACAACTTATGATAATCAAGTTTTGGTATGGATGGGGGTATAAATGGCTAATTTAGTTCCTGATAGTTTTTATATAGGCAACGGTTCTGGTTCAAATGTGTACACCGTAGCAAATACGGTTGGTAATTATTCAATTATTAAAAATATTAATTTGTGCAACACCACATCGTCAAATGCTGTGTGCAGTATTCACATATTGGTTGAAGGAGCCGCGGTTGCTATAAGTAATAAAATTTTAAGTAATGTAAATGTGTTGGCAAACAATGTTGTATATTACAATACATCAATAGTTATGCCAAAAAATAGTGTTATTCATGTAACTCAAGTTACAGCAAACGCTATAACTTTTGCAATTAGTGGTGTGAAATATGCCTAATCTAAGCGGATCCCTGTTAGCCGAAGTTGCAGCAACCAGTGGTGCAACAGTATCCGAGAACGCCCCTGCTTCTCCCGCAACGGGGCAAATTTGGTTTGAATCAGACACGGCTCAAACTTTCGTTTTTTACGATTCTCACTGGGTTGAAGTTGGTGCAGCACCAGGTGTTGCAACTGTTTCTTCTTCTGCTCCCGGCTCTCCCGCAGTAGGACAACTTTGGTTTGATTCCAACTCTGGCGCTACAAATATTTTTTACGATTCGCAATGGGTTGAAATTGGTGGCGGCGGAACGGTTGTAACTGTTTCCGACACCGCTCCGACTAATCCGGCTTTAGGACAGATTTGGTTTAATTCTACGGATGGTGGAACTTATGTGTATTACAGTGGAGCGTGGGCAGAAGTTGGTGCGGTTCCGGCTGGCGCCACTAATACTGTAATTAATGCTAAAGGAGATTTGCTTGTAGGCATAGCCAATGACACTCTTGATCGTTTAGGAAGCGGAACAAATGATCAAGTTTTAACTGTAGACACAAGCACCGTTACTGGGCTAAAATGGAGTACACCCACAACTTATGCAACAACCGGTAAGGCAATCGCTATGGCGATTGTTTTCGGTTAAGGAGACAACATGGCAGCACCAAATATTGTAGGAGTGACCACAATCAAGGGACAGACGGCGTTTCTTGCCGTTACCACCACTGCTACACCTATTTTAAAAAATGAGGGGAGTAGTGCTGGCACAACAGTTGTGGTTACGAACAGCGGCACATCCGCTTATGTCGTTGGTGGCTCGAACAATGCGACCCTGAGCCTTACTCGCGGCGCAACTTATACATTTCAAATAAATGCTGTTGGGCATCCGTTTTGGATTCAAACTTCATCGGGTGCTTACAACGCAGCAAATGTGGTTTCTTCTGGTATCAGAAATAACGGCACAGAACTTGGGTATGTCACCTACCAGGTCCCAGCTGATGCGCCGAACACCTTGTACTATGTCTGTCAGAACCACTCGGCAATGACCGGCACGATAAACATTACTGGTACGGCAAGTAATTCAAACAAAGTATTGAAAGTAAATGCTCTTTATGTTTCAAATGTTGACGGAACAAACGCTGCTGATGTGACAGCAGATATTGTAAGATCCGGAACGGGATATCGTCTTGCCTATACAGTTAGTGTTCCGGCTGATGCAACATTGGATATTATTTCTAAATCAATTTATTTAGAAGAGGGCGATATACTCAGACTGACCGCAGGTGCAAACTCCGACCTGGAGGCGGTCTGCTCTTACGAAGAGATTAGCTAATGCGTTACCTTGGTTACGACCCCTGGAACGCTGATGGTTCTCTTACTCAACGAGCCATAGGAAGAACTGCTGCCTCTCTTACGGCAGTAACTATTACAACTTCTGCGAACAGGAACACTGTTGTGCCGTCACCATTCACGGGTCAATTGGTTTTTCTGACTGACACAAAGAAGGTGCAGGTCTGGGACGGCTCGACTTGGCTCAACATAACTCTCGCTCCACCGGAACCACCGACTTCCTTGAGCGCGACCGCATTGAGCACGACCTCCATCTCGGTCGCCTTCACGGCTGGTGGTGCAAACGGTTCACCCATCACAAATTATAAGTATGCACTTTCTACCAACGGT